CGTGAAGTTCACGAATCCTCTGGCGTTGTTGTGGCAGCACATGCACGACAAGCCGATCGGCACGGTGAAGTTCGGAAAGCCGACGAAGGACGGTGTCCCGTTCACCGCCGAATTGCCGGTGGTGGCAGAGGAAGGTGCGCTCCGCGATCGCATCGAGGAGGCGTGGCAGTCGATCAAGCTGGGCCTGGTGCGGGCCGTCAGCATTGGCTTCCGGCCTCTCGAATACAGCTTCATGGAGAATGGCGGGATCCATTTTCAGGAGATTGAGGTCTTCGAGCTGAGTGCGGTCACGATTCCAGCAAACGCAGAAGCCGTCATCTCTGCCGTCAAATCCATCGACAAGGGACTTCGCGCCGCTGCAGGCGTCCCTGAACCCGAAATTCCAGCGAACCCTGCGACCGTAGCCGCGTCTGGCAAGAGCGTTCGCGTGGTGAGACTGGATGATCCTGCCCGCGTCCGGGCGAAACCATTTGTCATTCGCTCAATCAAAAGGACATCACGATGAGCAAGATCAGCGAACAGATCACGGCATTCGAGCAGAAGCGCGCTTCGCTCGTTGCCGCCAACGAAGACATCATGAACAAGGCCGCGGAAGAGGGTACCACCCTCGACGCCGCGCAGAAGGAAACCTTCGACGGCAATGCCGCCGACGTGCAGGAGATCGACGATCACCTGAAGCGTCTGCGCGCCATGGAGAAGGCGCAGGCCGCGACGGCTCGCCCGGTCGACGGCTCGACCTCGAAGTCCGCGACCGAATCCCGCATGGGCGCTCCGATTATCATCCAGAAGGGTGACAAGGACGAGGCGTTCCCCGGCCAGAACTTCACGCGCTTGGTGATCGCCAAGACCTTGGCGCGCATCGACGACGTGTCGGCCGTCGGCATCGCGCATAGGCGCTGGGGCAAGACCAACCCGCAGCTCGTCGAGACCATCAAGGCTGCGGTGGCAGGCGGTGGTACGGGCTCCGGTGAGTGGGGCGCCGAACTGGTCCATCTCGATCGATATACCGGCGACTTCATCGACTTCTTGTACAGCCGCACGGTGTTCGACAAACTGCCGCTCCGCGAGGTGCCGGCGAATGTCAATATTGCCGGTCAGGATGGTGCCGCGACGGGCTACTGGGTCGGCGAATCCAAGTCGATCCCGGTCAGCAAGGCTGACTTCATGGACGTGAATCTTCGCAACCTGAAGGTGGCCGCGCTTGCCGTTGTCTCGAAGGAGCTGCTCCGGGATTCGCAGCCGTCGGCCGAACTGCTGGTTCGCGATGCGCTCGTGAATGCATCGGCTCAGAAGGTCGATCAAACCTTCCTGAGTACCGCGGCGGAATCTGCTGGCGTTTCGCCGGCCGGCATTCTCAACGGTGTGTCGGCTGGTTCGAGTGCCGGCAGCGACATCGAGGGTGTTATCGCCGACGTGAAGGCGCTGTACGCACCGTTCATCGCGGCGAACAACGCCGATGGGCTCCAGTTTGTCACCACGCAGTCCCTGTCGAAGGCTCTCGGCCTGATGCAGAACACGCTCGGCAATTGGGCGTTCCCTGGCCTGTCGGCGAACGGCGGTTCGCTGTTGGGCGATCCGCTGGTTGCCGGTGGCAACGTCGGAGCCGGCAATCTGATCCTGCTGAAGCCGTCGGACATCTACAAGATTGGCGCCCGCGGCGTCGAAGTGTCGATGTCGACCGAAGCATCGATTCAGATGGATGGCGCACCGGACGGCGCGTCGGATACGCCGGTCGCCAACACCAGTCTGGTGTCGATGTATCAGACGGATTCCGTGGCCATCAAGGTGGTCCGGCCGCTGAACTTCGCCAAGCGCCGCGCGTCGGCGGTTGCCTATATCGGCGACGCCGATTACGGCGCGCTCGCGCCGGCGTCGTAATCGACGATCCTGAAAACAGCGGGCGGCTACGGCCGCTCGCTTTCTCATTCGGAGGGAAAATGCCGAAATTGATCGCCATCAAGCCGCTGCGGTACGCGACGCGGATGTTGAAGCCGGGCGACGTGTTCGTTGCCCGCCCGAACGATGCCCGCATTCTCACCCACATCAAAAAGGCGCGCGTGGTCCGCGAGCCTTCGAAGATCGCGCCGCCGCCAACCGGCATCTTGGCGCAGATTCAGCAGTCGGCGCCGCCGCCGACGTTTGCCACCAGTCCTCTCGATCACGACGGTGATGGCGCGCCCGGCGGCTCGCTGCCGGCGGCGGAGCGCGGGGAGGATATCGACAAGCTGCGCGCCGATGCCGAGGCGCTGAATATCGCCGTCGATCGTCGGTGGGGCGCGAAGCGGCTGCAAGCCGAGATCGACAAGGCTCTCGCAGGCTGATGTCTGGCGAGGAGGGAATCACGAATCTGGGGCCAGTGCCGGCCGGCATGACGTTCCTTGCCGCGCTCGATGCGGTGCGCGGCGCGCGGAAGTATCGGATCAATCCCGAACATCAATCTCGCCGGCTCACGATCTGCGAAACGCAGCGGGAGATTTGGCGCATCGCCGAAACATTGCCGGAGCCGCAGCGGTCGCAGTTGCAGTTGTTGGCTGGCGCCGCTTTCGATTTCGGAAAGAGAATGAACCAACGCATGATCGATCTGAAGGCGAGCGCCTCATGCTGAACGATGAGGAATGGCGCCCTATCGACGGGCACGAAGGTGCATATGAGGTATCAAATCAAGGCCGCGTGAGGAGTCTTGATAGAGAGGTTGAGCGGCCAAATAGGTGGGGATCAATCAGCATCGACAAGCGGAAGGGGCGCGTCCTTAAAGCTGTGTCGCATCAGGGTGGTCATCTCTTTGTTCAACTAGGTCGAAAGAATCCTCACTTCGTTCATCGCTTGGTGCTGGCCGCGTTTGTTCGCCAGAGGTTGGATGGCGAAGAGTGTCGTCACCTCGACGGGAATCCTAAGAACAATCGCGTCGAAAACCTCGCTTGGGGTACGCGGTTCGAGAATATGGCGGACCGCAAGTTGTTGGGTGAGGAAAACCCGCCGCGCGGAACTCGCAACCCGCGAGCGAAATTCGCCGAGAGCGACATTCACTATATTAGGCAGCAAACGAAACTAGGAAGATCGTTCGCGCAAGTTGCGCGGGACATCGGCGCTTCGCGAGCGGCGGTTGGAAAGGTGGCTATGGGCTACACTTGGAGCTGGCTCAAGTGAGTCAATTGGACATTTTCTGTTGGTGGTGGCAACAGCCCGGCGGCCGCGCGACCTACACGCGCGAACACGTGTTGGTGTGGGCGGATATGGTCCGCCGCCATCTGACGCTGCCGCACCGCCTCGCGGTGGTTACCGATCTGGTCGACGAATTGCCGGGCATCGACGTCATCGCGCCGCCACGGGATTTCGAGAATGTCCGCATTCCAACGTGGGGCGAGGATCGCGGGTTACCTCAATGTCTCCGTCGCATTGCGATGTTTCGGCCGGATGCTGCGTCGATCTTCGGCGAGCGGTTCGTGTCGATGGATATGGATTGCGTGATTGCTGGATCGCTGGATCCGCTGTTCGATCGCCCCGACAACTTCGTGATGTACCGCGGCGGCCACGCCAATCGCCCGTACAACGGGAGCATGGTGATGATGACCGCCGGCGCGCGGCCGCAGGTTTACACCACGTTCACGCCGGAAGGCGCGGCCGAGGCGGGGCAGAAGTATATCGGCTCCGATCAGGCGTGGATTTCTCACGTTCTCGGCTGGGGCGAGGCGACATGGGGCGTCGAGGACGGCGTGATCTGGTGGGGTAGCCAGTACAACGGACAGGCTCCCGAAAAGCGGATCATGTTCTTTCCAGGCAATCCGAAGCCGTGGGACGTTGTCGATCTCGGCCTCGATGATTGGGTGCAGCAAAACTATCGCCGCGATGCTTCGGGGCGAGCCCTGATCCTGGGTTATGGGCCGTCGATTTGGGGCGACGTTGAGCGCGCAATGACGTCCGGGCCGTTCGACGCGGTGATCGCATCGCCGGAAGCCGCCGAGCATTGGCCGGTGCCGGTGCTGGCAATCGCCAATGACGATGCTCACGCGCTGCGCCTCGCGCGGATGCATGGGTTTGAAGATTTCGTGTTCTGCGGTCGGTCGGGAGCGGCGAATGTCGCCGCCTGACGTCGGGATGCGTGTCCGCTTCCTTGCCGACTTCGACTACAAGCCGACGCCGCAAACGACGATCGGATATCGCGCCGGCGACGTGCGGCTGGTGAAGCGCGAGTGCGGCGAGCGCGCCATCGCACTCAGGTGCGCCGAGTTGACGGACTTTCCAACGCCGCCGGCGGGACTGGCGCAGACGATTGCAGCCGGCCGCAAGCGTCGTCGCCGAAATGTAGGAAAAACCAATGCCTGACGATCTGAGCGAGAAGGTCGAGTTTCTCGGTAGTCTTTCGCGACTTGATCTGAAGCCGGGCGACAAGTTCGTTCTTATGTGCCAGCGCCGTATCAGCGTCGAGCAGGCGAACCACATCCAGCGCATATGGCGTGAATTCCTTGGCGATCAGGCGGATCGGGCGCAATTGCTTGTGTTGGATGATGGGGCGAAGTTGGGCGCGATATCGGCCGGGGTGATCGTCGAGTGATCCGGCTTCTGGCACTTATCGTAGCGCTGACTGTCGGCGGCGCCGGCCTCATCATCGCTGCCGTGTACTTACTTTCTGGGTTGGCGTGGACGCTGCTCGCGTCGGGCGTCGTTTGCATCGCTACCGCAGCGCTTCTCATGATCGGGTTAAGGGCGAATGTCTGAACCGACGTTCCTTTCCGCGCTCGCGTCGGCGATCCTGCCGCGCCAGAAAACACTCTCCGGTATCCCCGCCGGCCGTGGCGGGTGGTGGCCGATCGTTGGAGAGTCGTTCTCCGGCGCGTGGCAACGTAACGTGACAGTGAAGTTTGATTCCGTCGCAGTCTATCACGCGGTATACGCGTGCATGACGCTGATCGCATCGGATATTGCGAAGCTGCGCGTCAAGCTGGTGGCGAAGGACAGCAACGATATCTGGACGGAGGTTTCGAACCCGGCCTATTCGCCGGTCTTGCGAAAGCCGAACAAACTGCAGAACCGCATTCAGTTCTACGAAAGCTGGGTGTTATCAAAACTGTCGCGGGGCAACGCCTATATCCTTAAGGGGAGGGACAATCGCGGCGTCGTGACGTCGATGTACGTTCTTGATCCGAACCTAGTCCGGCCGCTAGTTTCGGATTCCGGTGACGTTTTCTATGAGTTGAGCGCGGACGCGCTGTCTGGCGTCACCGAACAGGTCGTCGTGCCGGCACGCGAGATTATCCATGACCGGTATAACTGCATCTTTCACCCGTTGATCGGGACTTCGCCGATAGTTGCCTGCGGTTTGTCGGCGATGCAGGGCCTTTATATCCAGCAGAATTCAGCGCGGTTCTTTGAGGGCGGGGCGACTGCACCGGGTATCCTGACGGCGCCTGGCGCGATCTCCGACGATACGGCGAAGCGTCTCAAGGAACACTGGGAGACGAACTACACCGGCGACAACAGCAAAAAAGTCGCAGTGCTCGGCGATGGGCTCAAGTACGAGCGCATGTCGATGACTTCGGTTGAATCGCAGTTGATCGAGCAGTTGAAATGGACCGCGGAAGTCGTGTGCAGCACCTTCCACGTTCCGCCATACAAGATCAGCGTCGGCCAGTTGCCAAGCTACAACAATATCCAGTCGCTCAACGTCGAATATTATTCGCAGTGCTTGCAGAGCCTGATCGAAGCCATCGAGCTTTGCCTCGATGAGGGGCTTGGGACCGGTGAGAGTTTGGGTACTGAATTCGATCTCGACGGCCTGCTCCGTATGGACAGCGCAACTCAGATGGATGTGCTCGAGAAGGCCAAGGGCAAACTGACGCCGAACGAGCAGCGGAAGCGCCTCAACGCGCCCCCGGTTGCCGGCGGCGATACCGTCTACATGCAAGAGCAGGATCATAGCCTCGAATGGCTGTCGCGCCGCGATGCTCAACCGATCGTTACGCCGGCGCCAGAACCGGCAACGACTGAGCCTGATCCAGAGCAGGCACGCGCCTTTCAGGCGTTGTTCGAGAAAGACCTCCGAGAGGCCCTGAATGCCGCTTGACTCCAAGGCAATCGCGGAAGCGACTGCGGCCGTCGTGAAGGTCCACGTTGCAGCGCTGGTTGATCCGCTCCGCGCGGCGATTGCAGCGTTGGAAAAGCGGATTGACTCCTTTCCGGTCCCGCAGAACGGCAAGGATGCCGACGAAGAGGCGAATGCTGCTCGCGTCCGCGATGATGTTTCCGCCGAACTGAAAGAGTTGCGCGGCTTGGTTGAGGCTATCCAGCCCGCGGCGGAATTGCCGGATATCGCCGGAATGGTGGAGCAGGCGGTTTCGGATGCTCGCGATCAGGATGCAGCGCAGATCCAAACGTGGATGGATGGCGTCGACCAGAAGCTCGCCGCGCTGCCGATGCCGCGCGATGGCAAGGATGCCGATCCGGAATTGATCAAACGGTTGGTTGATGAGGCGGTCGCAGCAATCCCGCCCGCACCGGCCGGCAAGGACGCTGATCTGGAGATTGTCCGGCAGATGGTCGCCGAAGCAGTCGATGCGATTCCTGCCCCGAAGGATGGGAAGGATGCTGATCCAGTGGACCCGGAGCAGATCCGGATGATGGTCGCGGAGATCGTCGGGCCGGCGCTTGCAGCGATCCCGGTCCCGGAGAACGGAAAGAGCGTCACGCTGGATGACGTCCGGCCCATGATCGAGGAGGCGGTCGCCAAGGCGGTTTCCGCGCTTCCGTCCCCGAAAGATGGCGTTGGCGTGGCGGGGGCGATTATCGACCGTGATGGCGCGCTGATCCTGACGTTGACGGATGGATCGACGAAGAATCTCGGTCCCGTCGTCGGTAGGGACGCGGATATCGCAGCCTTTGAAGCAAGAATCAAGGAACTGGTCGACGCGATCCCGAGGCCAAGGGATGGTCGCGATGGCCTCGGTTTCGACGATCTCGATTTGATCGAGGATGATCGCGGCATGGTGCTGCGATTCGCCCGCGATGACGTCGTGAAGGACTTCGTTCTGCCCGTGGTGATTGACCGCGGCGTCTACCGCGAAGGCGTGACGTTCCTCAAAGGCTCCGGCGTGACATGGGGCGGCAGCTTCTGGATCGCCCAGCGCGACACCTTTACTAAACCCGATGCGCCGGACAGCGGCTGGCGCCTGGCCGT